GTCGTCGGCTACACGCGATAGGAGGTCGTAATGCCCATCAAGCTCGGCATGGAAGCCAAGATTTATTACAAGGTCGGCGGTCAGGGCGGCGGCGGCGCATGGACCGAGCTGACGAACGTCCGCGACGTGACGCTGTCGCTGGAGACCGGCGAAGCCGACGTCACGACGCGCGCGAACTCTGGCTGGCGCGCCACGGTTGCGACACTGAAGGACGCCTCCGTCGAATTCGAGATGGTCTGGGATACGGCCGACGCCGGGTTCACCGCGATCAAGAACGCCTACCTGACGAACGCTCCGATCGGCTTCCAGGTGCGCGACGGCGTGGGCGGACAGGGCCTGCAGGCCGACTTCATGATCACGCAGTTCTCGCGCAGCGAACCGCTGGAAGAAGCGATCTCAGTTTCGGTGACGGCCAAGGTGACGTATTCGACCACGCCGCCGAGTTGGATCTGATAGTCCGGAGGACGAATCGTGCCCACCAGCAACCTGACAGTCAGCGGGGACATCGGCGGCGTCGCCGTGAATTCGAGCTTCAGTCGCACGGCCACGGGCCAGATCGCGCATGACGTTACCTTGAACGCTGCGAAAACCGGCACGCTCACCACGCGCACGGATAACACGTCGGGCGTCGCGACGCTGGAAGCCGGGCACGGGATCACGGGCGGAAACGTGGTCGATCTCTATTGGACCGGCGGCCGGCGCTACAACGTCAACGCGACCGCCGTCGCCGGCAACGACGTCACGTTCTCGGGCGGGACGGGCGACAACCTGCCCGTGGCGACCACCGCTCTCACGATGACGAAACAGCAGACCATCGACACGGATTTCGTGGGCAATCTGCTGGTCGCGATCGGAGCGCTGTGCGCAGCGCGGGCACACCTGAGTTTCTACGAATCGCTGACGCTGCGGCTCTCAGTCGATCTGACCGCGAACGAGCTGTGGTTCTGGGTCAACGGCGGAACGGCCGCCAACCCCCTCGCGGCAGGCAGCGTTACGCACATCATCGCGTCGCAGGCGGGGACAACGGCTGCGGCGCTGAAGGTCGGGGCGCTTTACACCAGCGCGTAGAAGGCGGATGGATGAAGACATTCACGGACAGCGCCGGCCGCACGTGGACGATTGCCGTCACCGTCGACGCCATCAAGCGCGTCGAAGGCCTGATCAAAGGCGTCAATCTCGCCAACCTGACATCCGGCGATCCCCCGCTGCTGACGCGGCTGGAGACGGACGTCGTGCTGCTTTGCGACGTGATCTTCGCGCTGGTCAAGCCGCAGGCCGACCAGCTCTCGGTGACCGACGAGGAATTCGGGAAGGCGATGGGCGGGGACGCGATCATGGCGGCGCATGACGCCTTCTGGGAGGAACGCACCGGTTTTTTCCGCCAGCTGCGCCGGACCGACACGGCGCGGGCGATCGAAAAGCAGGCGGCGCTGGTGAAGGCGACGGTGGAAGCGATCGAGCAGCGGGTCGAGACGTTCGACACGGCCGCCGTGATCCAGAAAGCCCTTGGCAGCTCTGCTGGGAACTCGCCGGCATCGCCGGCGTCGATCCTGGCCCCCTGACGCTGCGCGAATTGGTCGTGATGGCCGATGCGCGCGTGCGCGACGAGTGGCGGCGGACCTCGGCATTGATGGCTCTGATCGCCAACTGCAACCGCGACCCGAAGCGCACCAAGGCATTCCGGCCGGCCGACTTCGATCCGTTCCGAAAGCCGGACAAACCGATCCCGGTCGGGATAGGCATCCTGAAGGACGTGTTCATCGATGGGAAAGTCCCGCCGTGCGTTGCGGCCGGACGCTGAAGAGTTCACGGAGGAACTGTAATGGACGCTGTTACTGTCACGTCGCTGGCGCGCTTCGCGCCTTTCCTGATCACGCTGCTGTTCGGCAACTGCCTGTTCGGGTGCGCGAGTCTCAATCCCCAGCCGCCGATTGAGGCCTTCGCCAACAAGCTCGCCGACCAGGCCATCATCCCCGCGGTAAGAGAGGGCCTGTCGCAGGGCGTCGAGCATCTCACGATCCAGGCCGGCGCGCAGGGCATCAACCCGACCTACGTCGTGAACTTCGAGGGCAAGTGGGTCGTCGGCATCGAGGGCCGCGCCAGCGTGGGCGTCGAAGGCGTCGCCGGTCAGCTGCAGATCAGCAGCGTGAGCAGCGAGGAAACGGAGACCAGCCCGCACGCGAAGGACAACGTCGGCGACGGGGCGAAGCCATCCGACGCGGCGGGTGACAAAGCGGACCGTCCTGCACCCCGGCCGAGCGCTACGCATCCGCAAGCACCAACCACGCGCCCTTCGACGATCTCGCTGCACATCTACGACGTCGACCGCGACGAGAACAAGGGCTTCTCACGGCTCGACGACGGCACACTGGTCGTGGTCCTCGGTGCCGCCGACAGGCTCGGCCAGACCGTCAATGCCGAGGTCACGGGCGCGTCGGCTACGCCCGGGGGCCGCCTGGTCACCGCCAGGCTCGTGGGGCCCTGACATGATCGCGCGATGGATCATCGCGGCGGCGCTGTCGAGCGCGCTGCTGGGATGTGCCGCGAGCACGTCCCAGCCGCGCCTCGATTTGTCGCCGCCGAGTACTTCACCGCCAGCATCGCAGCCGTCGGGCAACTCCGACGCGCTCGACGTCCAACAACTCAGCGGCCAGATCGTCGCTGGCGTGAAGGCGGAGCTCAGTAACCAGATTGAGGCGACCTTGGAAACGTCGCTGGCGGCGCACGTCGAAGCGACCGGCGTCGGACGCGACGTGACCGGCTACCGCAGCGAGTTCGGCGTCGGTGCGACGCTGGTTGTCACGCTCACGCTGATCCTCGCGTTGATGCTCAGTCATCGCCGCGAGATGGCCCGTATCCGTTGCCAACCGAAGACTAACGGGACGCCAACGTGATCGACTTCAAGATCAAGAACCTGTTCTTCGACCGCGCGACCGTGCTGCGTGCCGTTGGCAATGCGAAGCGCCGCGTACTGTCGCAAGGCGGCGCGTTCATTCGCACGACCGCGAAGCACAGCATTCGCGCCCGAAAAGGGCCGGCCCCGCCCGGCGGGCCGCCGCACTCGCACGAGGGATCGCTGCGCCGGCTGATCTTCTTCGGCTACGACCGCGCCAGCGACAGCGTCGTCGTCGGACCCGTTGGCTTTCGCATTAGCACAGCACCGAACGTGTTGGAATTCGGCGGCACAACGAAAGTCAAGACGCGGCGGCGCGGCCGCTTCGTCACGCAACGAGCGCGCGTCGAGACGCGGCCCTACATGGGACCGGCGTTCGAGAAGGAACGACCGAAGCTCCCGCGAATGTGGGCCGGATCGATCCGAGGAGGGTAGCGCATGGCCGACACGAAAGGGATTCGCGCCGGTTGGGCATTCGTCGAGCTGGGCGTCTCCGACAAACTGACGAAGGGACTCCAAGCCGCCGAGAAGCGGTTGAAGGCGTTCGGCGAAGGTTTGCGCTCGGTCGGCACGAAGCTCGCTGCGATCGGCGGCACGGCGATCACCGCGCTGTTCGGCACGACGAAAACGTTCGCTGACATGGGCGACTCGCTGGATGAGATGTCCGCACGTACCGGTGTGAGCGTTGAGACGCTTTCCGAACTGGGATTCGCTGCGGAGCTTGCCGGCGCCGACATGGAAACGCTGGAGACCGGCATCCGCAAGATGCAGAAGACTGTTTCGGAGGCGATCGGCGGATCGAAGAGCGCCGCCGATGCGCTTGGGCAGCTCGGCCTCTCCGTCGCCGATCTGAAGGGCCTCTCGCCGGAGCAGCAATTCAAACTCCTCGCCGACCGGATCAGTCAGATTGCAGACCCGACGGCGCGGGCCGCCGCAGCGATGGAGATCTTCGGCAAATCGGGCACGCGGCTGCTGCCGCTGATCGCCGACGGCGCGAAGGGACTGGCGAAGTTTCAGGAACAGGCCCGCGCGCTGGGGCTGACGATCTCGACGCAGGCGGCGAAGGATGCTTCGGTCCTGGCCGATGCGCTGGACACGCTCTGGAAGGTGATCAAGCAGGCCGCATTTTCCATCGGTTCGGCGCTCGCGCCCACCATCACCGAGTTGACGGGCAAGGTCACCCGTGCAGTTGTGGCATTCAGCGAGTGGATCAAGCAGAACAAGGCCATCGTCGTCACAGTGTTTCAGGTTGCGGCCGGCGTGGCCGCCGCCGGCGTGGTGCTGGTCGCTCTTGGATTCCTCGTGTCGGGCCTCGGCGCGGCGCTTGGCGGGCTGGCGACGATTGTGACGGGCATCGGGACCGCGTTCGGCGTGATCGGCGGTTTGATCGCCGCGCTGGTCTCGCCAATCGGATTGGCGATTGCCGCCGTCGCCGCGCTGGGGACGGCCATTCTCGTGTACACGGGCGCGGGCGCGGATGCGCTGACGTGGCTGGGTGAGCAGTTCGCGTGGCTTCGTGACGCCATATCTAAGGTAATAGGGGGAATCACCGACGCCCTGGCTGCCGGCGACATCACCGTTGCGGCACAAATCCTCTGGCTGGCGCTGAAGTTAGCGTGGCAGGAAGGCGTCGCGGCGCTAAACCGGGCATGGCTCGAAGCCAAGCGCTTCTTCATCGGCACCGCGCAGGCCATGTGGTTCGGCGCGCTGGCCGCGGCGCAGCAGGTTTTCCACGCCCTCGAAGTCGCCTGGATCGAGACCACCGCGTTCCTCTCCAAGA